AGCATTGGACTGAGATTCCTCATAAACCATTTGGGCAGCACGACCTAACTGAGATCCAAGACTAGAATAAACTTCAGAATTAACAGAAAGAGGAGCAGCAGCTTGAGCTTGAGAAGTGCTGCCGGTAGAACCAGCAACACCAGTACTTGAATCATATCCTAAATAAGGATTATATCCGCCTTCAGCAAGCAATCGACGTTGATTAGCTGGAGAATTATATTCATTCTGTCTATTCCACATTTGAAGCTGAAAATCACGAGCCTTTTGCGCTTCCTGAGCATTAAACTCATTATTCATTTGATTCTGTAAAATATTCCTATTATTAGAAGCAGCTCCAAGAGCAGCACCACCAATAGCACCAACAGCACCAATCAAAGCTGGAATAATAGCCAAATCATAATCACTACTCGGAAGGAACTGATCCAGCATCACCGACACTAGTATCAGAAGAAGAAGCTTCGATTTTTTCATTTTCAGACATTTGTTTAAGAGCTTCAGACTTCATATCCTCTGCCAAATCATTAATAGAATCAACCCAAGCAAGAATCTCACTAGGATGTTGAAGATGACGAGATTTAACCATAGAAAGAAGCTCATCATCAGAAGGATTTAGTTTATCAAGAGCTTCCTGTATAGAAGAAGATCTTGGTCGCCTAGAATCCATAAAAGACTGGGCAGAAGAAGAACCAACACGCTTAGCAAGATCTGCGGCATGAAGCAACATACTCACATCAGAACGAACACGATAAGAATCACCATCAGTAGAAGTAACCTTTTCAAAACGAAAAGAATCAACAGGATCTACTTGCAAAGCAATCTCTTCAGGACGTTGGGAAAAAAACAACGAAACAGAACGAACAACGGAAGCCTTGCGAAAACCAGGACCAAAACAAACAGTATTTTTACAGTCTTTCATAACAACAAAAATTTAATAAGGAACACCATCACGAGACAAAGGACGAACAACCTTACAGCCAACATAAGCATTAACCAAAAATTGATCCGTCTCCCAAGTAGAATCAGCCTTAACGGCAAAAATATCATCCAAAGTATTAGGATTAACCTTAAAGAAAGGCCACTGAACCAAAGAGCCGTCAGAAGCAGTATGAAACAACTTATTATAAAGGAATGAATCATCAATAGGAGCAACCCAATCCTTCAAAGTAGTTGTAAAGGCACCATGAATACGATCGATATTAGTCTTCCAATTAAAATACCTAGGATTATAACCCAGAATAGAATCTACTTTAATAGAAGCATTGGACTTTAACAAATCAGTATTAAACAACTGAACAGCCGGAACGCCTTCCATACCAATATTATCAAATTCAGGGATAGGAAGATCGTCAACAGATGTACAAAGTAACTGACCTGAAGGACCAGAAATGGAATAATCCAAAACAGGCATACAATGATAAATACACATTATAATACAATAACGAGAACCGGTAGAATACCGCATTGAACCATTACCGGTACCAACACCTTTACCATAAATAACAGCTTCACCATCTCCCTGAAGATTATTATTAACAACTTCAGAGATATCAAGATTACGTGCAATACCTCCGATGTATTGAGCCATATGAGAATCAGAAGCAGGAACATTCACACCAAAATGCGCTTTAATCTGGTCACGATAATTTGTATCAACAGACTGAGTAATTTCACGATATTTCTGTAAAGCTTCTGCCTGACGAAGAGCAAGAATATTAAATGAAGAAACAGGAACAGAAACAGAAAGATCAGAATTTTGAGTCAATGCAGAAGTAGATGTAATAAAATTCTGAGTAGATGAACCTTGTAAAGGTAGACCAACCTTAACAGGTTGAGAAGTACCAGAAACAACAAGAGGAGCAGAAGTAACTCCAGAAGAATCAACAACAGCTACATCACCAAATTGAGAATTTGGAAGCATTCCCATAAATAAATCCTTATTCCAATTACAATAACGAAGGGAAAACATATTATCACGTTTCCAATAAGCATTATTACTAGGAATAGTAGAAGGAATACCAGAACGAAAAACATTACCAGAACCAGCATACCAATCAAAATTATAGGAAGTAGGATCAGCGCTTTCCCATTGAGACCAACGATAAAAGTCCTGATAAATTTTCTGATAGGCAGCAAGAGGGAAAAGATTTACAGCCAAATTAAAAGAATAACGCTGCGTATATAAACTATTACCAGCAGCATCTAAAGGAGACTGCATATTCCACCAACGATGAGTAGTACCACCAACATAATAACCAGAATCTGAAGCAACTATATTACCATAGTTAAGCATGTGAAGAAGCTTATAATCCAAATCGCCACGATTATAACCAAAAATGGATTCAAAACCAGAAACAGCAGAAGGAGTAGGGCCAGTAGAATGATTACCACCAGCATAATAAACAGCAGTATTCAAATCCTTAAGGGTACACCAAGGTATATCACCTTTAACAGTGAGAGCATTTAAAAGATCCTTAGATTGAACCGGAGCAACTTCGCCCATCTGAATAACAGAAGAGTCAAAAGACTTCCAAATAAGATCAATAGGAACAGAATAAAAATCAAAATACTCACGAATACGAGTATAAGCGGCAGTCTGCACTGGACGGGTACGAGTGAAATACTGAAGATCAATATCATAAGTACAACCAGGAAGACCTAAGTCCCAAAAAACAGGAAGAAGTTCACCACACTTAGCAGAAAAAACATTCTTAGCTCCAATATCAAAACCAGATCGATGAGGATGATTTTGAAGAGCCTTCAAACCAGTAAAATGCGCCATAAACTAAAAATTTAAATTAAACAAAATACCTTGTATATCATTATAATTCTTATGCTTAACACGTTGAAAAATTCTAGAAGTAACAGAATTTTTAATAACAGACAAGGTAGAATTAACATCATTCCAAAATAAAGAATCATCCTTAAGAGGAGGATTAAAACCAACAGTACGAGTATTCAAAAAAGAATAAGAATTAGGACAATTAGAAACATAATCATAAAAATCATTAAGAAATTTCAATGATTTCCTAGACCAATAAGAAAATGAAGCAGAAAACACCTTAGACAAAGAAATTTTTAAATCTTCAAGCAAGGTACAAGTATCAAGACGCCAAAAACGCAAAGTACGGTTAACAGAAGAAAATAACCTATAAATCTTACCGACAACACAATCGAAATTAATCTGATCACTTTCAAGACGAATATACTCAAAAATCAAAGAGTCATAATAAGACGAATTATAAGTACCAGAACGAATTCCATAATAATAATCCGCATAACGCTTAGAAAGCTGATAAGTAGACAAATTTTCATCTACTGATAAACATCCGCTACGTATGAGCCTGAAGGATGATGTGAACGCAGCGACAAATAAGTCAACACAACGGTATGTATCCTTAAAAAAAGTGTCAGTAAATCTGGGGAATACAGTACATTCATACGACCGTGAAGGCTTGCAAGTGACATACTCACCATTAATCGGAACACTGAATCCATCAAAACACGAAGAGGCAACTTTTTCCACTTCTGAAACGTCGGCCGATCGAGAAAAGAGGCTATTGACCGATAACCCTTTGGAGTGGTAGGATCGAGGACGAATTTCTTTGTGTCTGTTAAAAAAACTTGGTAAATCGACAAAGCTATTAATATACGACGCAACATAACCAGCTGCTGATCCTCGCGAGAGTGAACAATCTGTACGACCGTAGCTCCAACTCTTAGATACCAACTCACATATAGACGAGGTGAGTTCGTCCGAGTTAAAGAATAATAAACCATGCCAATGCGGACGGAGAGTCCGTCCACCGTACTCTGATACAAGGTAGTAACATATTTTTTCATTATATTTTTCTGAAATAAGTTTACGCAAACGCTTGAAAAATAAATTTTGATCGTAAGGATTCAAAACCAAAACCTCATTACGACAATCATCAATAGAAGGAAATACAACACGACGGAGAGACGAATCATATCTACCATTAGAAGCAGTAAGGAGATCACGAACTTCTTTTCCAGTGAACGTATGCAAAAACTGATAAGAGTCTTCAGTTTCTGAAAAATCGCGAACACGACCGGAGTCGTGAACGCGAAAACAGCCAGAACGGGGTAAATAAGTAACTGCTATTTGATATCTAGAATCATCATAAGACAAATGTCTAGGATCAGAATCGGGCATATAAGCATCTATTTCACTTTCAGCATCACACCTTTCAACAACCTCTAAAGACACACGAGGGATAAACTCATCAGAATAAGTAAGCGTAAAAAAATAAGCATACTTAAAATGAGAAGACATGTTAGATATTAAAGCACATTGAATATTAGATCGATGAACAAGACATGACGGACATGTACCACAACGAACAAACAGAGTTTCATGAGTGTATTTATTAGTCACCTTTCGAGGGTGAAAACACTCTGTAGCTAAATATTTTTCCCGTTCTTTTTCTGTCATAATTAAATAGTCTTAGCAGATGAAACCAAAACAGGCGTACCTTCAGACTCTTTTAAAGCCTGATTAACCGTAGCCATCAAAGTATTATCACTAGCAACATAAACAACAGGTGAAGATCCTTGCTTCTGATAAGAAATCAAATACATTTCCATAATTTAAAAATTTTTAGGGTTAATATTAATTTTAGTAGAATCAATAGACGACGTAGAAGTCTGTTCGGTATTTTGCGACGAATTTTGATTATTCTTTGAAACAGACATAGAAACAGTACAAGACTGTACAAACAAAGTGGTGATAACACCAATAATAAAAGTAGAAATTAATTTAACAATTTCAATCCATTGTTGAGGAGTAACTTTCATAATAAAACAAGTATTAGTTAAACAACACTGCAATAATAGAAATAAAAATCACAATAACCAAATAAAATGGTATTTTTTTTGTAGAAAGTGTAATTTTTCAAAAGAAAGACAAGGATGGGAGCTTTGAATAAGGTAAATTCAAAGCCCTTCGGGAAAAATTAAATAGGCTTCGCCAATGAAATGAACTAGGGGGCAGCGATGCCGAACCGTTCCGCCCTTTCGGGCGCAAGTATGAGCTATAATAATATAAAATAATAAAAAGAATATACAAATAATAAATATAGCTCAACACTTTAATAAGAACGAGGAGCATAACGCCTATACAGCTACGAATGTATAGGGTTATGCTCCTCGTGGAGGAGGCTGCGCTGTGGCACGTCCTACAGCTGTAACGTGTTTACATCATACAGGTCTGTATTTACCACCTCAAACGCCGGGGGGCTTGGGTGTATAGCGGGAGGGTGAGGAAAGGGTTAATCCGAGAGACAGCTACCTTAAGAAACAGAATAAGGACGGAAGTGCGCCCGGCTTTACAGCCGTGGCGTGCGACTCCGTCGATATCAAGGTGCTAGACGCTAAGGAGGGCTATGCGCCCTCTGTTACTCCATCAGCGTTCAAACGCCACGCAGGCTGAAGATACTAATCGACTATGACAAGCTCGTAGCTACTAATCTGACGATCGTCGTGGAGCATATCATACATAGACGAATAGCGATAAACAGTAAAATCATAATCCTCATAACAAGGAAAGTTTTTTCGAACCCACCTCTTAAAATAAGCTTTGGCATTAGATCGTGAACCTACATAAGTATTGGCAATAAATGAACCACAATACAAAGTAAAATAAAATTCTTCTTTCATAATTATTCTCCTTTCTTCAATTTAATTAAACTCCTTTGTTTTTGATTACATTGCAAATATAAGAATAATCATTATAACTACAAAATTATAATGAACAATTATAATAAATAAACAGTTAATAAATGTGAAAAGCTTTAGATAAAAAAAAGCCTCCCGATCGAGGGGAGGCTAACAATTAATAATAATCAACGACGAATAGAACCAATAGCATTACCAACAATACCAATAGTATTAAGACCTTCCTGATAATAACGCTTATTATAATTCCAACGATCCATAAGAGATTTAAAGGTTTTAGATTCAGCATCACGCCGACCAGCTTCCTGAGCTTTTTGACCAAAACCAAAACTATAAGAAGTACTAGCTTCATATTGTGTACTCATAGCAGCAATATAATCATCAGCCAAAGAAAGAGCATTACGATAATCGAGACGGTTCTGATCCGACATAGAATCATACCAAGTACCTTGTTTAGTCATAAGGATCTGCTTTGCAATAGACTCCTTACATTGCTGATATTTCAAATGTCCTGACGCCATCATATCGTAATATTGAGCTGCCATCACATTAATACGAGTCTGCTCTGATTGATCCAAATACTTATTAAGAATACTCTTAGTATTGTTAGAAAGTAAAAGATCAGTGCGTTGAGCCTTCTGAATCAAATTAGTCCAGCGAAGATTCTGAAGATTCTGCTTATTAGTATCATAATCCAATTGAGCACGCTGCAAACCAGTCTCACACATCCAACGACGATATTCAGGAGTAGTCTTACCCCAATCAACATTAGAAAGTAACTGCATAGCTTGGGCAGAATTAACTTCCTTTTGAGATTGCAAATTTTGCGTCATAGCATTGGACTGAGATTCCTCATAAACCATTTGGGCAGCACGACCTAACTGAGATCCAAGACTAGAATAAACTTCAGGATTAACAGAAAGAGGAGCA